ATATTCATTCTGCGAGGTGTCAAATCAAGTTCGTTATCGCCTTCTTTAAGCAATATGTGATTTAATTTGACAAGCAGAACTTCCCTTTTTTCCTTGTTTTTAAAATTAAACATAATCCGCTCCTTAAACTATTGATACAGTTGTTTCGTTTTCGTCAATTCCAAGCGTTTTCAACAACTGTTTGTACATCATTAAATATTGATTGTTTCCAACTGTTTCCTCAATTACAATGTTAGATACTTGAACTTTCGTAAAATCAAAATCATCTAATGAAGTGAGTAAATATCCGAAAAGATATATTTTAAGCAATTTTTCTTTTTCACTGCTATGTTTTTCTTCAGCGACTTTATAAAACTGCTCAACAACTCCTACATCAAAATCTGAAGTTTCAGGAATATATTTTTTCAGTTCTTCCAAAGTCTCATCCGTCATTATTCATCAACTCTTTCGCCGACAAGTTTATTTTCTGATAAAGTTTCAAATTCTGCTTCAGTTAATTCCAGCTTATCGCCAATTTCGTATCTAATATCGTTAAATCTCAAAGGCGTTAAAGCTACTGCCTCAACAATAGCTTTTGCCTCTTCCTTTTTATTCTCTTTTGCCATTTAATTCACCTACCCGACTGTTGCTATGAACATTGAATTTACAATATTAGGATTTGGAGCTACAACTGCTTCAACAACTACGTTTACATTTCTAACAGCTGTCGCCTTTACTTCTTGCTCTACTTCCAAAGTTGCAAATGTACCAGCAATATCTACAATTTCTCTATCCCCTGCGATGCCTAACATCTGGTCGGTTTTTGTTGGAGTTGGTCCATATTCCATTTTCCCTAACTGCCCATTTGGTATCAATGTAACAATGTTATTCGGAAATACTGGCTGAACTCTGCCTTTTACATTTATTTTCTCATTCCATATAACTATTGAAAGTCCTGTCATTTCTTCAATAATTCTTTTTTTATCATCTTCTGTTATCAATACATTCGTTAATTTATTGTACACAGCCTTAACATTAGCCTGATTTTTTAACATTGTATATGTTGCTTTATTCATTAATGCGATTTCAACAGTTCCACCGTTTTCTTCAACAATTTCTTTCCAACGTATCAAATCTTCTAAAGGAGTTGCTGTCACTGTATTCCAAGCATTTGTTCCAGCCAACGTTTCTTTATATTTGTTATCCAATTTATAATCAATCGTTTTTGCCCCTCCACCATTTTCATCTATAAAAGGAACTTTAGCAGTTGATAAAAATTGTGAAGCTGTATACGTCGCTACTGCTCTTGCACTTGCCAAAAATCCAGTTTTGCCCGCAAACTGTCTATAAATCTGCTCTGAATAATTTTCAATAATTGCTGTGTCATTTGTATTCAAAATTTCAAGCAACTCTTTTCTCTGTCTTTCATTAAGTTTCAAACTTTCTCTAAAAAATTGCTTATCCCCTTTTGTAGTTGTTTTTAATTCCCAGTCTCTTGCAAAAGGATCTACATCCAACTCGCTTCCTTGAAGAACTTTGACTACTCCTCCATTTACACTTCCTAATACACTGAAATCAAATGTATTTGAAAAGGTTGCAGGAAACATAGCTTCTACCAATGTATCTCCTTTAACCCCTGTATAGTATTTATTCAAACTTTTTGCATTTAATAAATCTGTTAAACTTAATACCATTTTGTTACCTCCTATTATTTTCTATCTTTGTAAACATAAGTTATTTTTTCTGGTAATTCCGCTTTTGTTACAGTTATAGGTGTCTTATGTTCTTTTCCAACATCTATAAGTTTATCCAAATAAACGATCCCTTCGATACATATTGCTGCTGTTTCATTATCATTTCTAAAATTGAACTCTAAATCATGAAGCAATATACCGTCAGCCTTGTCTCCAGCTGAAATCGGCACAACAAACGCTCCATTTTCTCTTAAATCCTCTCCGTTTTTAGCCTTCACTAACACTCCAGCAAGTAAATATTCTTTATTGGTATTAGTATCTTTATAAATCTGTTGCGTAAAATCAGATTTTAAAATTTTTACTTTTACATTTAAATTTTCTTTGTGCATTACTGTTCTTTTTAACATCTCAACCTCCTAAAATTTTGTAAGATCTGTTTCGTTGTTTTTGTTTTTCTCAATCATTCTGTCAACAAAATCTTTTTCATCTTTCTTTTTATCCTTTGGATTGAATCCTCCGTTTGTTATAGAGTTCTTTTTCAAGAAATCTGTTGTGAACTCTTTTTCTTTAGCTGCTACATTCTTAATTGCCAACTCAAGACTTTCAATTGTCATATCTGGTGTAATTTGGACTAAATCAGCGAATTGTGGACTAATCTTTAACTCTGTTATCAACTCGTTTTTTCTAGTTCTTAAAGTTGTTAGATTTAATTGTTTTTTAGTTTCAGCAAGCTCTTTTTCAATTTTTTCTTTCTCCAAATTTGCCAATTCTTCAGCGGTTTTACCATGCTTTTGAAATTCTTCAAGCTGTTTATTACTATGCCCAAGCTGTGATTTCAAGGAATTGATTTCCTTGTCTTTTTCAACCTGTGCCTTTTTAAAATTCTCGATTTCAGCTTTTAAATCGTCAAGCGTTGGCTCGTTGTCACCTGTACCAGTCCCTTCTCCGTTGCCTTTTCCTTCTCCAGGCTCATCATAATACAATTCCATTTGTTTAAAATTTCTCATTTTGTTTTCTCCTTATTTTTTAGATTATTTGCTGTAACTCATAAATGATTTACAGTATTGATACTCTATAAATTTTTGAGATTTGACATCAAACGACTCATAAATGATCCGTAATCTTTCAACTCTCAAGAATTTTGGTTTATATCTTCAATTTCTTCTTTTGTTTCAGGAAAATAAACGGTAGCCCAACATCTGCATCCTGCTTCTTCCCCTGGAACTATTTCAGCGTTATCCCAATTATAGACAACTCCGTCTCTCGCTTCGTGTGTCGGTCTAACACGTTCATCTCCCATTGTATTCCACTCGAAATATTCGCTTTCACTTGCAACTATTTCTTTCAAGAAGTCTTTATAATAATTACCAAGCATATTTCTAGCTCTAAATTTTGCATTATTCCTTAATACATCTTTCAAATTATCTTTTTCTTTATTTTCTTCAACATAATTATTTAAATTGTTTTGCCAGTCTTTTATTTCTTTTATCTGTTTCACAGCTATTTCTGTATGCTTTTTAACATCTATATCTTTCACTTTCTTAAATTTTTTCTCATAAAAAACGCTGTAATTAACAAATATTTTCATCAAGTTTGAATAATCAATATCCGTTTTTTTGCCACTGAATATCGAAAACGCTGTTCTTCTAAAAAAATTAAATAACCTTTTCTCTGCTTTATGATTCCATTTAAAATCTATCTTAATCATACAAACCACTCAAATCCTGCAAAGTGTCATCTGTTACTTTTTCTATTATTTTTTTAAGTTTGTATTCCTCATCAATGTCTTTTGCCTTGCTTATCACATCAAGAGCTAATGATAAAGTGGTTAATTTAGAACTCTTTTCATTTTCCATAAATGTATCAAAATATGTATAATTATTTTCAGTTAATTCATCTGAACTTCCTGACAATTCCAATGCAATTTTGTCTAATTCTAATAAACTTTTTATGAAATCCTCTCTAAAACTTGCCACTTTAGTTTTAAGTCCATTATTCTTTAATAAATAAGTTTCCTCGCTGACATTTTGAGTTGCCGTATCTACTAAAAGATATTCAGGAAATAAATTTGATAATCTTTTTTCCAATCTTGCTATATCATTTTGCATTTCGCTGATTAACGGATTTGTCAATTCAATATATTTAAAACTAGCTTCCATTTCTTTTGAATTTTGAGTGTTGATAATTCTTTTCTTTTTATATCTAGCCTCTTCCAAAAGCTGTGCATTTTTCTTAATCTTTTCATTACTAGAATTAACATCCGCAAATTGTTTTATTCCGTTTGCATGTAACCAAGGGTCTCCATGTATTCCAAATATTCTCCCAATATAACATTCGGTTTCGTTAATCTTGTCTATAATATTTAGTGCTTCAATTATGTTGCTATCATTTTTAAATTTTGAAACAGGAATTTTATCTAAAATAAAAGGTGTTTCAATTATCTTATTGTCTATTTTTTCGGTTCTTTTAACAGTTCCAGTATCAAGTTTTGTATACTCTCTTGAATACTCTCTACTTTGCTCTTCTCCGTTTTCATCAAAATAAATTTGTTCTCCTTCAACTTTAAATTTCTTAATTTCTCCAAATACCTCCGTATATTCAACATCATCTACATTATGCAAAATATACCTAATTTGATCGTCAGGAGTTAGTATAACCTCAATAAATACCTCCTCATTCAAATACATTTCTTTAGCAATCTTTTTACTAAAAGTAGTCATTTGGTTAATTTCCCAAATTTCTTTTAATTTCTCATTTTCTATTCCTAAATCTTTTAAAGCTGTATTTGATAGAGCCTTTACAATATCTCGAATCGGATTAAATATTTCCACAGTTCCGTCAAACAGTCCTGGCATATTTTTATTTAAATTTGATTTACTGTATTGTTCCCTATCGTAATAAGTTTTAACCCTTGTTCTTTCTTCTCTAGTCATTAACCCTCCTTTCTAATATAAATAAGCAATTCCGCCTTCATCTTTTTTCAAGCTATATAAAACGTATCTTATCGCATCCATTACATCGTCATTTTCCTTAACTGGCTCATCATTTTTTCCCCACACATAAGAATAAATTTCATCTTCAAACTTTCCTTTAAATGCTTTTTCTGTAATCTTTAGTGTATTTCTTTTATACATTGCTCCAACTAAATCAATACCTTCTTTTACATCTTTTTTTGCATTTTCAGCATTTATTCCGAAATCTAATAACCCTTGTACGTATTCAGTTCTAGCGCTATCACAAAACACTCTTGATACTTGATACTCCTTATATTTCTGCAAAATAAGCATTTTCCAGTAATCAAAATACTTATGCTGTTTCGCTATAACTTCAACGATATAATAATTATCTTCAAAATCCACTCCAATAACTACCAATGTTCCATAATGCTCAAATCCCCAGTCAACTCCAATGTAATATTCCTTTATTTCGACATCTTCTATATTATTAATCACATTTTCTTTTTCAGAAAAATCAGCAAACACAACTCCTTCCTGTGCAACCCACAACCCTAAAACATCTCTATCATAAGTTGCTCCTCGTGGAGTTGTCTTTTTAATAGAATCCACATATTCCTTATTAAGAAAAACATTATCATCTAGTTTGAAATTGCTAACTAGAATATTTAATCTGCCGTTTTCTAATCTGTCTCCAGCGTTATCTATATAATCCTTTTTTACAAAATGAGCAGGATTGTCTGGATTGGTATCAATAAATATTTTTGCACCTTCCCCTGATGTTCTTGAAAACGCTTCTGTTATAAAAGTTTGATGTAATGCTGTTGCCTCATTTATATAAGTGCCGTGAGAAGTCATCCCTCTCATTTTCTTCCAGCTGTCTGCCTTTTCTCCACCGAATAAATAAACATTATTTCCGAATAGTTTAAAACTTCCGTCTTTTTTTGGCTTAAATTGTTTACCTAACATTGTTTCCCAGTCGTTCAAGACGTTCCGCCAAATACTTCCGCTCGTTGCTCCAATTATAATAAAATTAAGATTTTGATTGGCTAATGTTGCAATGTGCGATAACATCAAAAAATTATTTAAAAATGTTTTTCCACTTCTTTTTGCTCCTGTTAAAATTGTTATTCTTGGTTGTTCTTTATTAAATGTTTTCAACACTTCATACTGTTTGGGAGTTAAATCATTCATCTTTTTCAACCTTTTCTGTTATATTTTTTAACAGTTCAATCATTTCGTTTTCTTTTTCTGAATCTTTGTCATCATTATTTTTGATTTTAGCCTTCTCAATCTCTAAACGTTCTTTTTGGATCTCTAAAGCGTTTCTACTTAATTCATTGTTTACAAGTTGTTCCTCTAATTCTGCTTGCCTATAATCAGAAATAACCCTAGCATTTACTTTTATATCTTTTTCAAATT